GCCGCGTCGAAGGCGTAGGCAATGACCTCGCTGTCTGTCACCATCTGCCAGCGTGACCAGTGCGGCTCTTCCGCGTTGAAGTCAAGCGTCCAATAGAAATACCCGTCCGAGCCGATCAGCCCCATGATCGCCGGATGCTCGGGCAGCCACCAGCCAAACGGCGGCGGCTCGGGGATCGGGTCGTACCAGCCCGGCACTTCCCACCAGGGCGGCGTGTAGCCATCCTCGCCCGGCATCCAGCCGCCCGGGCCTTCGACCTCGGACGTGATGCCGGGGCTTTCGTCCGTCTCGGCTTCCAGCGTGAGCGTGACCTCACGCGGCGGCAGGCCCGGCTCGTTGTTGTGCATTACGGTGACGCGCGCCGGCACGAATCGCATCTGATTCCACGACAGACCGCGCACGTTCGGCAGGTCGTAAGTCTGGGTCACCCACTCGCGCCAGGCGGGTTCGATCGCGTCAAAGTTTCCGATCAGCCTCACGCTAACCTCGGGAAGCTGGTTGTTCAGGTAGCCATAGTGATAGCCAGTCAGCGCGTTCAGCACTTCCTGCGTGTTGACGGCAGGCAGCGCCCAGCCCGGCGGCTCTTCGACCGAGAGGCCATGCGACGGGGCGTCGCCGGGCGCCATCGACGCAAAGGGCACGCTGACCCCGCTCAGGTACAGCGCCCCGCCGCCCTTGACTTTCCCGACACGGCGTGCGCGCTCGTAGGTGATGCTCAGGCCATCTTCGTCTGTCAGGTCCATCGGGCTGAAATGCGCCACGACTGGCAGGGCAGCGCGCGCCGCGTCGTCCATGTAGGATGGGTGGCGGCGCAGCCAGATACCGTTTCGCGAGTCGCACCCGGCGCGCGAGGTCACGCCGATCAGCGCCCGCACCTGCTCCCACAGACTCGCCTTATTGATATTCTGCGTGCCCCACTCGTAGAGCGAGTAGGGCGTGGGGAGGGGGTGCAGATTGCAGACGTCGAGCGCGGTTGAGTGCCAGCGCAGCAGGTAGGCCACAAGCCGGTTGTCGGTGATGTGCGCCATCTCGTGCCAGCGCGCAGGCGCCTCCTCGGCCTGGAGCGTGTCCTGCGGCCCGGCGATTTGCGCCAGGAACGCGCCCGCCCCTGCCAGCGTGACGCGCAGGCCTGAGCGGAAGCGGCGCAGGTCCACCGCGTCACGCAGCGCCCAGCCGAGCGCCTGGTCGCGGTACTGCGATGGGGCGGGCTGTCCGGCGAACGTCGTCTGCTCCCAGTAGCACATCTGAGCGCCTTCGGGCAGCGCCGATTCAGGCAGCGAGGATCCGTCCTCAAAGAAGGCAATATCCAGTTCGCGCCAGTCTTCTGTTTCGTCGCGCTCGATCACGAAGTTGGTGAGCGGCGGGGTGTTCGCGTCGTGCGCCCAGACGATGCACCAGCGCGTCACGGAGATACCGTTTGAGTCGGTCACGGTCAGCGCCAGCTCGTGGCACCCTGCCGTCGCGCGGACCTCAATCGCAGCGTCGGTCAGCGCGTAGCCGGGCGCCAGCGTGACCCCGGCGGGCAGCGTCCAGAGGAAGGAGGAGAGAGTCGCGCCGTACCCTACTGCCTCCGACCCGCTGCCATCGAGTTCGACGGTGCGGTACGTCTCGCCGGTGTCTACCCACCCCGCCGGGCGATATTCGACGTTCGCGATCGGCGGGTGCAGTTGCGTCTGGTTGCTGTATCCGAGGTCGTAATCCTTATAGAGCGTGAATTGAGTCGGGTGCTCGGCGCCACCTTGCGATATTCCGACCAGCCGCGAGAGCTTTTGCCAGATGCGCCGCTCGCGGCGGACCGTAACCCAGTGCCCCGCCTGCGCGGGGAGTTCCGTCGGGCCCGTCTCGGCAATCCACAGCGCGTTGCCGGTCAAGCCTGCCGCGCGCAGCCGGGTTGTGCCGATGTCGCGCCCGCCCGCCGTCGTGCCCACTTCGACCGTGTGCCCCGCCAGCGCCGCCGCAGGGTTCCCCGTCGCGGTCCCGGTATCGACGGGCAGAGCGACGTAGCTCCCAAGCTGGGCGTCTGACTGCGGTGCGCTCACGAGCTGCGCTTGATAGACAATCGTGCGCGGAGCGATCGAGACGTAACGCAGCACGCGCACGGGATGCGCGCGCAGGATCGCGGCGTCCGGGGCAGAGAGGGCGGGCATCAGGGACTAATCTCCAGCAATTCGCGCACCCAGAACCGGATATTGCGCCAGTGCAGGAGTTCCCAGGTCGCGTTCTCACCGTCGAGGCGGTACAGTTCCATTTGGCCGTTGTAGTATTTCCAGGCATCTAACGTCTTGTTGTAGGTGTAGACCGTCACCGGCGCGCGCCGTCCAGGGCAGAGTTTGGTCCGCAGGACCTGCAAATCCCCCTGCGAAATAATCTCGACCTGCACTTCAATGTAGGGCAGGCCAATCGGGACCAGGCCGCCGACGCCGTCGCGCTGGACCGCCTCTTCGTCGTTCCAGACAGTCTTGAGCCAGCGCAAGCCTTCGAAGTACGGCGGGGTGAGTTCCGCCAGCGCTTTAAGCCCTGCGACGTTGTTCCAGCCGGGTGCAAACTTATCAACTGACACGGGTACGCTCCCTGGCCGTGCGGACCGCCGTCACGAGACGCGGCAGGATGTCCGCCTCGAACAGCGCGCGAATGGCCGCCGGGTCGCTCGCCCCGCGCGCGTCAATGCGAATGTCGATGTTGTCGCCGCCGGGCTGCATCATCGGGACCTGGCGCTGATTGAAGATGCGCCACGAGCCGTCGCGCCCGAACTGCGCGAGTTCTGGCACATCCCCCCAAAGAACAGTTCCGGGTTGCACTCGCCCCATCGCGTAGCCCTGCGCGTATTGCGTCGGTGTGCGATACCCGCCGCCGCCCTGGGGCGCACCGGTCGCGCTGCCCGCCGTGCCGTGGGCCGCCACCGGCCAGCTTGACGGCATCCCCGCCTGCTTCCAGGCGTACCACTCGCCGACGGTCATGCCTGCCGCCTTGGCCGGGTCGTACACGTCCGCTTTGACCGATCGCCCGTTGACCGTGCGCCAGACGATGCCCGCGCCGCTGCCGCCCGACCAGGTTGTCCCCTGGCCGGTCGCGCCGCCGCTGGTCACGCTTCCGGCGACCGCTCGGAACTGAGAGGCCTTGTCAATGAGCGCATTCAGACCCGCGATCGCCTCTTCGTGCGATCGCCGGCGCAGGCTGTCCTCATACGCGCGATCCGCCGCCAGCCGGTCGAGCCGGATGCGCCGCTCGGCGTCCTCATCCTGTATCTGGCGCTGGAAGGCAGCGATCCGCGCGGCGCGCTCCTGGGCCTGCTGCGATTGCAGGTCGCGCAGCGCCTGCTGTCCGGCGCGCTGCTTCTCGCTCCGCTCGGTGTCAATCTGTCGGAGCGTCTCCTGGAGCGCCTTATTGCGCAGCTTCTGTTCTTCCGCTCGCTGCTCTTCTTCGGCGGCGATCTGTTCCTCACCGGCTTCAACCGCCTTAATCGCGGCGGTGATGTTGCGATCGGCCATCGCGTCTTCCAGGTCCTGCGAGGTCTGGCGGTTAATGTCCCGGATGCGGCGCTGGTGCGCCTCGGCCTGACGGATATCGTCCTCGCCGGCCTTGCGCAGCGTCTCGGCGCGCTTTTCGTCCTGCTCGGCTTCTGCTTCTGCCAGGCTGTTGAGGATGTCGGCGCGCTTTTCGGCGCCCTTGACCTCTAGATCGGCGAGGTCTTCGGCGAGCTTGGCGCGGTCCTTCTGCCGCTTGCGCAGGTAATCCTCATGTTCGCGCTCGTCCTGCCGCTGGCGGGTAAAGGCGGTGTCGGCGGTCTGCTGCTCGAACTGGCGTTCTAGTTCGGCCTGCCGGCGCGCATTTTCGACCCGGCGCTCCAGGAAGTCGGCCATTTCATCCACGACCTTCTGGGTGGCCTTGAGCGCGTCGGCCTCTTTTTCCCGCGCCCGAATGAGCGGCAGCACCTGTTCGACCAGTTCTTTTTCCGACGCCAGCAGCGCGCCGTTGCGCTTGGCAAGCTCGCGGAGCGTCTCGTTCATGTCTTCGCCGGCGAGCTTACGCTGGATGGCGAGTTGCATCTCTTCCTCGACTGCCGCGCGTTCGGCGCGGATGCGCTCCAACTGCGTGCGCGCCTGCTCAGACGACAGGCTGCGCGCCTGGTCGTAAATGCGCATCTCGGTGTCGATGCGGTCCTGCGCCATCTGGGCGCGGCCTTCGGCAAGACGGCGCTCGGCGTCGGCGGCATCGTTGGCGGCGACGGTCGATGAGTCAAGGCCGCCTTCTAGCCGCGTGAGACTCGCCTCGAGGGTGCGAACCTCATCTTTTGCGGCCTTCAGGTCCTCGACCATCTTTCTGTACTCGGTGCCGCCCGCCTCGGTAAATAGATTGATAATGTCCGGGCCGAGGCGCTTGGTAAGGTCGATATGAAGCTGTTCGGCAACCTGCTCTTCGAGATAGGTGACGCCACGCTGAAGCTCGTCGCGCGCCGCTATCGCCGCCTGAAGCTCGCGCTGCTTCTGCTCAATCTCCGCCTGGATATCCGCTGTCGTGCCAAAAAGTAGCAGATCGGTCGTCTCTTTAAGGCTTTCGCGCCAGGCACGCAAGGCGCCAACAGATTCTTCCGTGGCCGCTTTCGTGTCTCGCGTCACAGACAGGTACACACCCGCCGCCAGCGCCACCGCGCCAAGCGCCGCGCCGAGCGGGACAAGGTTGGTCAGGGATAAGCCCGCCTGCTGCGCCAGCTTGCCCAACTCCGGCGGCAGGCGCTTGAGCGCCTCAATCGAGTCGAAGATATCCGCCGCCAGATACAGCCCCTGACCCGCGCCGCGCGCACCAACCCCGCCCGCCAGCCCTGCCAGCGCCGTACCCCGGCTGGCGATATCTCCGTAGATATCGGACTGTTCGCGCGCCTGCCGCAGACGAGCCTCATAGTCAAGGATGCCGTCGGCGCGCTCGAAGGTGCGATCCGCTTCCAGCGCGGCTTTGCGCAGAGCGTCGAGACTGTCTTTGGCGTCCTGGACCGCTGTGCGCGTCCGCTCGACCTTGCGCGCCGTGCGCTCTGCCGAGTCGCCAAACTGATCCTGCTCGCGCCGGCCGGCGGCGAACCGCTGCTGCGCGTCATTGACGCCCGCGCGCAGCTGCTCCAGGCGCGACGCGACCTTTCCGACAGACTTCGCCGCCTCGTCGGAGCCTTCGGCCTTCAGGCGCAGGATGTATTCGCGGATCGTCTCGTTAGCCATGTTCGGCGTGCACCCATTGGTTCAGGACTGCATCTTTGGCCCACTGCGGCACTTCCGGCGTTTCATGCGCGGCGATCAGCCTGAGGAAGAGCATCAGCGCGTCCACAAACTGATCGTCCTGGTCGTCAATCCCGCCGGCGCGCGGCCAGACTTTGAACTGCGTGCGAATCACCAACTCGATGTCGCGCCGCAGGCCCATCTCCCACTCGCCAAACAGGATACTGATGTCGGCGACATCGGGAACCGCCTCGTCGGGCGGGTCGAAAAACGTCTTGGCGTAGCGCCGAATCGCGCGTTCTAGCTCGACTCGGCGCTCGGCTGTTTTTTTCGCTCTGCCTCGGACAACTCGCGCGTGGGCAGCAGGTCGCGCGGCCCGAAGGCGCGATCGACGTCCTCGACCGCCTCATACCACAGGTTGAGGAGGGGATCGTCCCAGTTATCCATCTCGGCATACGCGGCGCGCCAGGCGTCTACGCCATCGCCAAGGTCCGGGAAGCTGATCGCCAGCCCCTCGATCTCCGTCGTCTGCGACGCCAGGCGCGCGAACACCTGCTGATGCGTCTGGTCCGAGAAGTCCTCGGCAGGCGGGAGCTGCGCGACGATGCGCTGCGCGGTCTTGGCGCGCCCGACGGTGCGCCGCACGACTGTGATATGCCCGTCGCCCCAGTGGATCGTTTTGCTCGGCCAGGAGCCGTTGTCGGCCCCTGGCTGCTGTTTTCCCGTCAGCCCCATGCTAGACTCCTGGCAGGTAGAAGAACGGGATTTCGATGATCTCCCCGGCGGCGGGAATCGCCCCTGCCTCGAAGGTCAGCGTCTTGGTCTCCGGATCGACGGTGAAGTCGGTCGTCGGCGTGAGATCGACACCATTGGTGGCGTCATACGCGTACACCACCTGCGGGTTGGCGGTGTGATCGCCCGCCGGGGTGAAGGGCAGCACCACATCGTCGGTCGTGCCATCGCCGACAAACGCGACCATCGTCATCGGATACGGCGCGGCCCAGAACAGAATCTGCGCCTGCGTGCGTCCGTGGTCGGCCAGCGTGAGCGCCTCGCCCCAGGGCATGCTGGCGGCAGGCTTGACCGCGAAGTTGAAGTTCATGTCCACGCCTTCGCGCTGCGGCATGGCCGCGGGGGACATGGTCATCGACGCGCGGAAGAAGTGGCCCCAGTAGATATCCAGGCCGCGCAGCGCGCCCGGCTCGTGGCTGGCGCCCCAACCCATGCTGATGACGGAGAAGGTCGGGAATCTCTCTTCCGGCCCGCCGTCGGCGACAACCGTCATCGGCCCCTTGGTGTAGACCTTCGAGTTCTGGATGGCGGCCTGCAGCGCCATGTCGAAGACAATCCCGGCGCCGGTGCCCGCTGGCGGCTCCGCCGACGGGAAGGTGAAGACGTCTTGCAGATAGCCGTTGCCGACGCGCGCGACCTGCACAGGCTGCCCGCGCGACACGTCCACATTGCTGATACCCTTGACGAAGTGCATCCCGGCGCTGGCGCCGTTGGCGAGCGTGCCGGTCAGGCCCTTCGGCAGACCGTCTGTGCCCAGCCGCGCGACCTGCAGCTCCTTGATGCCCGTCATGCTAAACGATTGGTGTGCCATGGTTCACTCCTGCCGCCGCGCGGCGGCGCTGCTATTCGTCGTCTTCCACGACGTCCAGTTCTTGCGTGTCGTCGGCGGCCAGGGCGTCTTCCGGCTCCGGCTGCCATCGCGCGACAAAAGCTTCCGCCTTGGCGCGCACCTGCTCGCGCTGCTCGTCGGTGAGCTGCGCATACTCGGTGGGCGTGTAGCGCGCCAGCACGCCCGGCACGCCCGCCACCGGCTCGGTCACGGCGTCGCTATCCAGCATGCGCCCCGACAGCGCCGAGACGTAGGAGGTCGAGACCCAGACGCCGTCGATGGTCACAATAAACCCGTCGCGATTGCGCTCCAGATCAGTCGCCATAGCCCACCTCGAAGGGAATGGTTAGCTCGAAATCGAGCGCGTACAGGATGGACGCCACCGGCAGCCGGAGTTGGTTCAGGTCCGGCTGCCGCATCTGCCGGATGGTCACGCCCTCCGGCGCAAGGAAGCGCAGGCCGGGCAGTCCGGGCGGATTCATGCGCCGGTGCGTCTGGAAGTAGCGCATGACCTGTGGCAGCCACGTCCAGGCCTTGTTCTGCACGTTCGCCACCGCTTCGGCATCGTGCGCGACGTCGACGGCATTCCCCAGCACCAGGCGCATCCCGGCGACCAGCTCGTAGCGTGTTACGTCTTCCGGCCCGGTCGGTGTTCCGAGCGCCAGCGGCACGTTGAGCCAGTACGGCGGCTCGCCGACTTCGTACCAGCGCGGATACGCGCCGGTGGCCTCTGGCACGGCCAGGCGTTCCATGTCCAGGAGCCGCTCAACCACCGCATCTACGGCCGTTACCAGCGTATCAGCCATGGCGCTGCGCCTCCATCAGCATCTCGTCTAGCACGTGCGGCCAGCCGTCCTCGATGCGATCGCCCAGTTCGAGACTGAGCGCCTGCAGGTGTTCAAGTGCCGTCGGCCATCCGGTGACGGTATGGAACCACTGCTTGTGCAGCGCCTGGTCGTCACCGTAGACGTACTGCGCCGCGTCATTCAGGTTGTAGACCTGGACGCCGGTGAACCCGGCCTGGTAGTCGGCGATCACGTGCCAGTCGTGGATCAGCGTGTTCGTGCGCCGGTACGGAATGCCGGCGCCGAATCCATTTGTAGCCCAGTACGCCTTGCGCTGTTTCTCGCTGGTCCACTCAAGCGGGTAGTCGCCCGGCCACTGCCGGCGGGGCGGCGCGACACGCAGCGTCTTATCCACATAGTGCCGCGCGTACGGCACGATATCCCGCCGAACCCAGCGATCGACCTCCTCAGGGAACAGCGCGAACGCTTCCTGAATGTCGCGAATCCAGCCGGTATCGAGCGCCGCTTCCATGCCGAACATCTGCGCTACCTCGCCGTAAAGTAGTCGTCACGGGCCACCGGTGGCGCGACGCCGAAGATCGGGTCACTCTCGCCTTCCGGTGACTGGTCGTTCAGGTGCTGCTCGCCACGCCGCAGGCGGGCCAGGAAGTCGCGGTAGTCCTCTTCCCATCGCTTGACGCGCGCGGGAATGTGATCGCTCGGCACCGCGCCATAGTGCGCGTGCCAGGTGATGGCCGCGCTCTTTTCGGCGGTGTATCGCTTCAGGACCTGAACATCCCGCGCGCCGGTGGCGGGCACTGTCTCATAGCCCTGCGCGTGCAGCACGCCGTCGATTTCCGCCGACACCTGGTCGAGCCAGTTTTCGACGTCGTCCTGCGTCGGGACGGAGTCCGGCCCGATCGTGACTCCCGCGCCCGAGGCCGAGCGCAACAGCGCCTGAACATCCGCGACCGTGGCGTAGGCCATCAGTCCTCGACCTCTGCCTCGCCGGACTCTTCCTCATCGAACGGCACGATCACGCCGCCGATGGCCAGCGCAGTCACCGCCGTCCCGTCTTCGAGGATCGTCTCATGCACTTCGAAGACCCCGGCGTCGATCAGGGCGTCCATCACGTCGGCTTTCTTGGTCGAGGTGATCAGGACGCCGTGCTCGTCGGCGATGGCTTGCAGATCGGCGACGGTGTACCTGTCAGCAATCAGCGTGTGGTACTCGTCGCGGAAGCCGACCGGGTCGAGCACCGACCACAAACCGGACCCCTGCAAGTGTGCGAACTCCACGAGCGTCTCCGGCGCGGCGGACGCGTCCGGCTCCGGCACCGGCTCGGCGGGCTTTCTGCCCTGCGCGGCCAGGTAGTGCGCCATGCGCTGCTCGAACGCCACATCCCAGACATACCCGCACGCCTCGCAGGCAAACGAGTTGACGGTGCGCGTGGCGCTGCGCTTGCCACAGTTGATGCAGATGTGCATCGCTCTTTCTCCTTGGCTTCAGAGGGGCGCGGATCGCGCCCCCTGCTGACTGTCCGTCGCGAGCCGGCTTAGACCGTGCCGTTGCTCCAGTAGGTAAAGCGCCAGTTGCCCACGGCCTGCGCGCTCGCCCCGCCAACGACATGCCGGACCTTGTAGTCCACGGCATCCGTGTCGTAGTCGCCGCCGGTCGGATCGGTTGGCCCGGCGCCCAGACGAATCTGGTTGCTGGCCTTCATGAAGAGCTGCGGCTCCTCATAGCCCGACAAGAACGCGACTTCCGCCGCATGCCCTTCGCGCGGATCGGCGAAGAGATACCAGCTCGTCGCCCCGTTGGCGGCGTCCAGGATGCTGATGTACGGATCGACCAGGATTTGGAGCCGCCCGCGCATGACGTTGTCCGACGGCCAGGCGACGGCCGTCGCCGGCGGCTGCAGCGGCGGCGTGCCGATCCACTGCACTTGCATCGTACCGAGCAGGCGCTGGGCGGTCAGTTCAAGCACCGGATCCACCACGAGGTAGGCCGGACGGTTGAAGATGGGCTCGCCGTTGGCGTCCCGGAAGCCCGCCATCGTGTTGTACGCCGCTTCCAGCGCGGTCAGCGAGAGCGCTGCTGTCCCCGCGTTGCCGAAGCCGGCGTTGTACAGCGCCGCGTTGGCGACGTACAGGGAGCTGGCGAAGCGGTTTTCGGTGCGGCGTGCGGCACGCCCGAGCACGCTCGGCATCTGCCGGAGCGCGTCCAGGTCGTCATTGACCAGCGCTTCCCAGAGGATCGGGATGCGGCGGCCATACTTGTTGATGCGGAACGAATAGCTCGTCTCGTCCCGATCGCCCGCCGGGTAGTTGGCGCCCTGCGCCACCCGGTCCAGCACCTGATCGCCATCGCTGAAGCGGTAGCGGTCCACGGTGCGGAAGTCGCGCACCACCGACGTGCGCAAGAACTGACGCCAGTCGCTCGGCGCCTCGCGGTACTCCTGAAGCACCAGGCGATCGAGCGTGTCGCCGAAGTAGATCGGGAAATCCGACGTGCTCAGCGCCTCACGGAGCTGCCACATCGCCCGCCGGCCTGCGAAGACCTCGGCGGTGAACTGTGCGGCCTCCAACAGCCGCTGCTTATACTGCGGGCCCTGCCGGCGGCGCAGTGCTTCGCGCACCGACACGTCCCCCTCTTCCGAGCCGAACAGCCGCTGGACGCTGGCTTCTTCGGCGCGGATGGACTCGATTAGCTGCAGAAATTCGGGCATTGTCTCTTCTCCAGGCTCGCCCGCGCGAGCAGTCTCTGATTAGCTCTGCGCCGTTACCGGATCGACGCTACCCTGCGCGCGCGATCTGGATCGTGGTCGTCGCGCCGGCGACCACGGCCCCGAGCGCGTACCCATAGAACACGCCGTTGGTGGCGTCGGCATTGACGGCCGCGCCGTCGAGATACAACGCGTCACCGATGTTGACCGCCGCGTTGCCCTGGCCGTCCGCACCCACCACCGGGCGCTCGACCACGTAGCTGCACGGCAGCATGACCGTCGCGACGCCCGCCGCGTCGGCATCGGTGATGAGGTCCACGACCAGCGCGTTGCCGATCCCCGCCACATCGCCCGACACCAACCCGATGCCGGCCGTCATTTCGAGACGCAGCCAGCCTTCGCCCTGGAACCGGATGTTATCTGCCATCTGCCTTCTTCTCCTCGTCTGGGTGCGCGCCGCCTGCCGGCCGCTACCATCTCACAGTTGAGGTGCGGAATATTCCGCACCTGCGGCGTTTACCGCATGCTCGCGATCACCGCGTTGAGTTGCTCGTCTAGCGCGCCCTCATTCGGTGCTTCGCTCAGATCCGGGCGAGCGGTGCCCCCGCTCACGGCGCCGTTGGGCACGAGCTTGGCGATATACGCCCGCTCCGCCTCGACCACGCCCTCGACCGCGTCCTTCAGTTCGTCCGCCGTCTGCGTGCTGCCGTGCGTGCTGTACGCTTCGGTCAGCCCGGCCACCTGCCCGGTGATGCGCTCGCGCGCCGCGTCGGGCAGCGTCTGCGCCTGCCCGAGCACGCCTTCCACGATGGTGCGCGCTTCGGCGCTGCGTGCCTCACGGAACAAGCGGGTGTTCTCCTCGATCAGGCGCTGGTTGTCCGCCTGCGCCTCTTCGAGCTTCTGCGTGTCTCCCACATCTGCCTCCTGGAGTGCTCTCACTTCGGGTTGTGCCTCAACGAGGTCCGGCCGCGTGGCGGCCAGATCCTCGCGCGTCACCTGCTGGAGCACGGCGCGCGTCAGCGCCGCGCGATCGCTCTCGGCCAGGCGCTCGAACCCCCCGCCCGCCGCCGCGACCGTGACCACGTCCACCGAAGTGAACGGGTTGGCCTGAAAACTCTCGACAATGAAATCGCCGGACTTATCGCGCTTGCCCTGCCCGAAGGCGCGCAAGCTCAGGCCGTCGATAATGCCCTCGGCGATCTTCGTGCGGAGCGAGGTTTCCGCTTCCGACACGTGGAACTTCCCGCGCAGGGCGGTCTTGCCGTCCTTCGTCGTGCCGATGTAGGGCCCCTTGACCCGCCCTACCACGTCGCGGACGCTGCGCTCCGGGCGCTGCGCTTCCTCGACCGCGGAAGGGTGATCGGCAAACATCAGCGCGCCGTCGAAGATGCGCACGCCGGATTGCAGTGCCTCGCGGGTGTAGACGTTGCCGTTGGCGCTCCGGCCCTCGACGACGATCACGCCGTCGATCGCGCCGTCGTCCGTGGTGCGGACTTCGCGCACCGGCAAGCTCACGTCAAAGCGCAGCGACTCGGCCGCGGCTTCGGCGACCGGCGCATCGGGCGCCGTATCGGCGCTGGCCACGTAGTCGAGCTTGACCTCCTGCCACTCATCAGGCCCGGCAAACGTGACCGCCTCGTCCGTCGCGCTCATGTCCACCTGGTAGTAGCGCTGGGCGTCCGCCTCGTTGCGCTTGACGATGATGCGATCGGGGAAGACGTCCACGACCCACGGCACCGGCACGCCGTCATCAGAACTGTTCTGGCGCCACCACGCATCGCGGATCCGGTTAATGAAATCGTCCAGGCTTCCGCCTGCTTCACGCACTAGTGCAGCGCCCATGCTACTCTCTCCTGGATGTCCCACATTTCACGAATGACCTGTGCCTCGTCATGGCTCAGATCGTCGGCTTCCATCAGCAGCAGCCCGACGCTCTGCGCCACGCTGGCCGATTCCTCAAGCACCGCGAACCGCTTCGGGTTCCACTCGCGCGACAACCGGATACAGTCGTCGCAGTGCTCGGCGGGGCGGAGCTTCCAATAGACGAGCACGGCGATGACCTGCCCCGCGTCGCCGCGTTCATAGTCAAATTGCAGTCGGCATTTACAGTTCGTCCGGCAGCGCGTTTTGCCATCGCGCGGCGCCTGCGGCAGCTTGACCGGGACCGCGCTGCGCCACATGCTGGCCTGCGTCGATCGGGCATAAAGCTTGGCGCGCTCCATCGCGAAGGTGATCGGCTTGCCGGCTTCGGCCCGCGCCTGGATCTGGGCCGCGAACCGGTCCAGGTAGCGATACTGCCGCTTGAGTTCTGGCCCGAGCTGCAAATACTCGCGGCGGTTGATCTGCGAGCGCACGCCGCCCTTGCCGACAACAAATTGCTCGTGATTGCCGCGCCGGAGCTCCGCCTTCATCGCCTCCTGCCACTGCGCAACGGTCATCTTGCCGTCGGTCAGGTCGCGTGTGAGCCCTTCGATCCGGCGCTCGCTCATCAGGCGCAAGGCGTTGGAGTAGCGCCGGATGTCGTCAATATCACCCAGCGGACCCGGCACGGCGCGCCTCCTCCACATCTTCCAGGGTCAGCCCGAGCGACTTCAGGAGATCGTCCAGCTCGGGCATGTCCTCAAAGGCGTCGAAGTAGCTGTCCACTTCCTTGCGCGTGATGGGCTCGACGGACGTCGCCTCATCGGCGGGCAGCTTGTCGCCCACGTCCGGCGGTTCATCGGCGGCTTCTTTTAGCCGGGCGCGCGCTTTGCGGACAAACGCCTCCGCGGCGATCTCGCCAAACGACCGCGCCGGTGGCAGCGTCAGCGTGAAGCCGGTCGCGATCATCTCTTCGACAATGTCGCCGACGTCGTCAAAGCCGAGGATGGTCAACGCGCGTTCGGCCATGCGATCAGGCGGCACCATCTGCTGCCCGGTCATGCTCTCGGCCTGCGCGATGCTCGCCAGCGCCGCCGACTGCACCGCGACGTCGCGCTGCACGATCGGCGGCAAGGTCACCGTCACCGATAGATCCACGTCGCCGACGGGTTCAATGACCCACATCGGCGATCCGCCAGCCGTGTCCTGAGAGACCTGCGCCTTCCCGGCGAGCGCGCGACTGAAACGCGCCCCCTGCTGCACGACGAAGCTCAGTATGTCGCCCAGCACGTCTTCCCATGTTTGCTGCTCGAACTCAAACATCTTGAGCATGGGCAGCTCCATGCTCGTCGCCGTGGCGAGGTTGGCCTCCGGCGTGCCGAGGTAGTGCTCGAAGATGCCGCCTGCGCCTATCCCCGCCATCTGCTTAAACATCCGCATGTCCTGGTAGGCATTCGACGCGCCCGAGTCGGTCTTGAGCTGCTCCAGGCTTGACGCCTCGTTTTCGATGAACGTCTGCGCGGCCGGCTTGCGCTCCGTGCCCTCGCCGCCCAGCCCGTAGCGCTCGCCCATCTCGAACGTGCCCCACTGCTGGATCACGCGCTGCAGGGCGGTGCGATTGCCCTTAATCTTCTGCTTGAAGGCGAAGGTCGCGAGGGCGAGCGTCAGCGTGGCGCGGTCTTCCATGAACCCCTTGAGCGCCTTAATCCAGGGCAGGCCGGTGGCCAGGTGCGTCAAGCCGCGCCAGCCGAGCGGGTTGGTGACGACGTGCATCACGTAAATCTCGGTGTTCGCCGGCCAGTGCACCTGCGGCGGATGCGGCCCCGCATTGCGCCAGTCGGGGATGTACTCGGTGACCTGCTGCCCTGTCTCGTACTCGCCGCGCTTCCAATTGAAGACCTGCGGGCGGTAGACGCGCTTGAAATAAACGGGCATCGCCGGATCGCCGGGCGCCGTGACGATCTTGTCAATCTCGGACGGATCGAGCGTCCGCACCGTGACTCGCCCGGTGTAGGTCGAGACGTAGAAGACAAAGAACAACTCGCCGTCGAGCTGGCGATCGGTGTTGAGCGCCCACTGCGCTTGCGCGCGAGTCAGGCTGGCACGGTTGCGCGCGTCGCGCCAGAACCCCTCCAACCACGCCTGGACGTCCTTGTCGGCAGCTCGAAACGACGCGCCGCGCCCAAACGTGTAGGCGTTGTGCAGCGTGACGGCGTGCGAGGCGATCGGGTCCTGGTAGTAGTACCAGCGCGCCTGCCGGTTGATGCCGGCGCGGTCGATCTGCGCAGCAATCTGCGCGTCGGCGCTGCCCCCATTGCCGAAGCCGATCCAGCCCGGCTCGGCCATCGACGCCAGGCGCCGGACGCTGCCGACCGTCTCCAGCAATTCGGCTTCGAGATCCGCCAGCAGCGCCGCGTCTTCCGCGAGCTGCTGCACGCGCTCGACCGTGCCGTTGGTGGGCTCAGTAGTCGCCAATGTTCACCCTCACGCTTTCGTCGTAGACCGTATCGACGTGTTCCCAAAGCTCAGTCGCGTATTCGCTCGCCATCGACCCGGTCACGGCCCCGTCAATCTTCTTCGTCTCGGACCGCTTGACGATGCGCAGCGCCTCCCCGCCCATCATCTCCTTACCGTCGGCGTTTTGAACATGCGCGCGCAGCTTCGGGTTGCCGGTGTGGCGGAATCGCCCCTCCTGCACTCGCTTGACGAAGTGCGTATCAGCGACCATGCGCGGCGCGCCTTGCGGGAACGCGAAGAAGGGGATGTGCGGATAGCGCTTCGCCATCCGTGTCATGTCGCTGTGCAACTGGTACTCGTCATACGCCACGCCCATGACGTGCCAGCGCTCGATCGCCGCCTTGACGGCGGGGATAAGCGTCTCGTCGTAGTCAAGCTTGCCGCCCTGGGGCGGCTCCCAGATCCACGTCGCCAGCTCGATCACGGTATCGCCGGACACCGTCACGGCCATCAGCGCCATGCTGTCCCCACTGACCGCCGCGTCGGCCGCCAGCCAGACCGGCACGTCATCGCGAATGCGCCGCCGGTCGTAAACTAACCCGTCCCAGACTGGCATGGGGATCAGCGCGTTGATGCTCGCCGTCCACTCGTTCAGGTGCAGGCGCGCAAAGTTGTGCGGGCGTTCGGACTTCTCCTGCTGCGCGTAGTACCGGCGCCCTTCCTCGCCCTGCTGCCAGGGCATGCGGCGCGCCGCGACGCCGGTGTCAATATAGGCGATCAGGCCCGCCGACTCGACGGCGTAGATCGGCAGGTCATCGTCGAGCCGCTCACCTTCGTCCAGCGCCAGGCGCCAGAGCGACCAGAGCAGTTCGCTCTCCCCCTCGTAGCCGGCATAGGTGTCAATAAAACGCTGCGAGAGCGGACGTGTCGCCACGGGCTGCAGCTCGTCCCACATGCGCAGGGCTACCTCGTATTGGTAGCCCCATAGCTCGGTCCAGACCGTCAGGGAGGGATTGGAGCCGGCCTCGCCTTCGTCGTTGATCGGCAGCGCGACGATCTCCGACCCGCTCGGCAGGTGCGTCATGCGCGTGGCCGTGATGTCCCACTGCTCGCGCACAGCCGGCGGCGCCAGCAAGATGCTCTGCTTCACCTTCTTAAAGGCGCGCCCTTGCGCTTGCGGGAGCTTGTTGCCGAGGTTGTAAATCTCCTGGAAGGCGCCCCACGTCTCGGCGGCCCAGCGCGAATACAGCGCGCTGATCGTCGTCTTGCCGCTTTTCTTGATGGTGCTCCACATGCCGGTGGTAAAGCGGAAGCGCCCGCTGACCGGGTGCTGCTGCGTCATGAGGCGCAGCACGGTGCGCTGGTGCGGCTCCAGGACGATCGGGCGGCGCGTCTCCGCAATATAGAACCCCCGTTCGCCTTCGGCCCACTCGCAGATATCCGGCAGCGCGGGGATCGGGCCGGACAGGTCCGGCGCGCGCAGCCCGATGCGCGCCAACGTGCCGTCAACGATCGAGTCAACGGTCAGCATGGACGCGAATCTCCTGCAGCAAAGCGTTGAACACGTCCCCGGCGCTCAGTCCGGCATCCTGGATCGCGCCGACCAGGTCGGGCAGCACGAGGATGACTTCGGTAGGCAGATTGCGGAGCAGGCGCATCTTGTCGACTGCCACGGCCGCGTTCATCACGGCGTCGCGTGACTTCGTGCTGGCGACCACATCCTCCTTGAGCGCGTGCCGCAGATACTTGCGCGCCGTCTCCTCAAACATCTCGTCAAGCGCGACGTCGAGCGCTTCCTCATCGACTGCTTTTTTTTCGTGGTGCAACTCGGATGCAACTGGTTGCAACCGGGCAGCCTGGACCCAGCGGTACACCGTGGACTTGTTGAGCGTTGGCGCGGCCAGCGCCTCGCGGGTGATCTCCAGCGCCTCGCGGGTGATCTCCCCATCGAAGCGCTCGACAATCTTGATCGCCGTTGCTTTGTCGTGCGCGCTGTACTGCCGTGCTGCCACGTCCATCTCCGAGAATCAAAAACGGCCCAACGTCAAAACACGACGCTGAGCCGTCGATACTCGCTGCGGTCCGCTCAGAGACCGCTTGGTTGCCGCCTACCGGATGATCAGTCCGGCAAGATGTTACCCCCGACGGGGCGGCCTGGCTGACCGCCCCGCGTCACGGTAGGGGGAGAGAACCCACAGCGCGTTAGGGGGTAGGGTGTGTGTCTCTCATCAGAACAAGCATAGAACAAAACCTTGTCGATGTCTAGTCGCGCACTTGCGCTAGCGGAGAGACGCTAAAGAGAAACATATGGAGGCTCAATCCATTCGGCATCCACCACCATCAGGCGGCCATCCGTCCAGGCGAGCTTACCTTCCATGATCAGCGCGTTGACGTGCCACCGGACGGTAGTCTCCCCACGATGAAAGGCTTGGGCCATCGAGCGCACCGAAGGAGGAATGCCGCGCTGCTCTTTCGCGGTGCGGCAGATATACTCAAAGATTTGATCGCGGACGAGCGGGCCCTTCTGTGATCGGCGGCTGCTCATCGGCGCGGCTGTCTCCGGTGTTCCTTCAGCATCTGGGCGATCGCCCACTGCCAAAGCGAGCGTGTCGGGAGCCAACGGCGCGGCCAGCGCTGCGCTAGCCAGGAAGCCGGGCGGCGCCCGATCCGCCGCGCCAGGCGCGCTGCCAGAAAACCGCGCGTCGCCTGATCGATGATTCGGGCGACCTGCTCCACGAACGCCTGCAACACTTCCGCCATGATGTCCGCCAGCGTGCGAATCGCCTGCGCCACTGCCTCTACGGCTGCCTGCGGGGCGTCGGGCTGTACTGATGGGTTGATGTGTGCGTTGATGCTCATCCCTATACCTCTCTCACGACACCGCTCGCCAGGGGAGCCATCCTCCCCGGCTCCCGTTTCGCCGCACGTGCCCCCGCTCTTCCAGTCGAGTGAGCACCCGGCGCACCGTCCGATCGTTCTTCGTCGTCATGCCGGCGAGGACGCGGGTCTTAACCGGCCGCCGCGTCCGTCGCCAGCTCTCCGTGATCTGCTCCAGGATCCACCATTCAAACACGGTCACGGTCCACACTTACCCCCGCTCGGCGAGCCGCTGCAGCATGTCCATGCTGTAGGGCCGCCACTCGCCGCCAAACGGCGCGAAGATGACGTCGGGATTGTGACCGTCCCACCCGACCGAGGGCCACTGCTGAAACGTGGGCAGCGCGGGGTGATGCTGCTCTCGCAACCGCTCGATCCCGTTCTGTCCAGCCGACTTCCAACGCATATATTCCGCGCAGGAGCGCAGCGGCGGGGCGATCAGCGGCAGCTCCAGCAGCCGGAACACGTCGCGCTCTTCCCGCGTCGCCAGGCGCTTCTCGCCATGCCAGAGCCACCCCTCGGCGACGCGCATCCCGTCCGGCAGAAGCCCGCCTTTCGCCCGCGGCGTGACCAGCATCTGATTCGCGCCACCGCGCCATTGCTCAAACCCGACGTCCGGCGTGCCTGGACCGGTCCGAATCACGCTGATCAGGCCCCACTGCTCGGGCGTCGTGATAAACAAGTCCACCGACACGCCGCGCCAGACCATTGCACGAAATCGTGCACCCCAGGCGATCGGCGTGTTGTTCGATTTGAGCCGCTTGGCAACCTGGCGGCTTGCGAGCCAGGCGTCTGTCGCATCCAGCAGCGTGTAGCCTTCCGAGATCGCGACGATTTCGATGTCACCGATCTGCGGCTTTCCCCGCCGCAACGACCCAGCCACGAGAATGCGCTGGCAGACGGGCGCGAGCTGGTGCACCAGTTCGCCCGCGTCCGCCGCCATCTCCAGCCATGATCGGCGCTGTTTGCCGCTCACGCCTCACCGTCCTCGTCATACGGCTGGCCCGTTCGAGACATCAGGCGCAGTTTCTTGAGCTGCTCATCGCAGTACGTCGACAACTCTTCGGCGAGATACCGCAGGGCCGTGACATCCCCGTACACCTGCTTCATGCGATCCTGCGGCAGCGCGTAGAGCGTGCGGATCCCGCGAACCTCGAACAGCTTGCGGATCGACTCGTCCGCGTGCTGGAGCGCCTGGCCGAACTCCGCGAACATCCGATAGGCCGCGTCCAGCGGTTCGTCGTGATCGTCGCTGACCGGCTTGGGCGGATCGATGCGCGCGGGAGGGGTGGGAGCAGGGGCATCCGGCAGCGCGTAGCGACCGCCGCCCACGTTGCGAATCCGTCCATCACGCGACATCTCGGAAATGATACCGGACAGTATGCCAGGGTTGACAATCCGCCCGAGCTTGCCGTTGACCGCGAACTCGATTTCTCGGTAGGTCATCGCCGGCTGATCGGCCATGACGTGCTGGATCGCGGTCGCGACTTCGCGCTTCCGATCTGCTGGCGGATCAGGTGCGGAATATTCCGCACCTGCGGTCTCGCGCGCCTCGGCGCGGCGCTGGTTCGACGCCTGGATATTGCCGGTATTGTAGGTCCGACCGTCCGCGCCGATGCGCTTTTCTCCCTTGACTGGTGCATGTGCACCAGTCGTTTTTTCGATTTTCTTGCGCCAGCGTCCGACCGTGGTATGCGCCACGCCAAGCGTCGCGGCAATCGCCCGGTCGCTGTACCCGACCCACCGGTGCCCGCGCTTGTAGCGGCGCTCCAGGAGGTTGAATTTGTCCTCTTCGCTCAACTCCTTGCCGTGGGCGAGGTTGTCCTCTTCGGCCCACTCGATCGCCGCCTCGCGCCCGCCGGTGCGAATTTCAGCCATCAGCGGCGCGAGCTCGTGGACGTCGTCCGTGGGCTGGAAGCGCTCGATCGCGCGGCGGTAGGCTTCAACCCGGTGGAAGCCCGCCGATAGCAGCAGCGGCTCGCCAGCCTGGTACAGGACGATAGGGTCCTTGAACGTCCCGCCGTTCAGCAAAAACTCGACGTACTGCTCGACGCGCGCCTCATCCAGACCACGCGCGCGGACCTGGATCTCCGCATCCACCGTGATCTCCGGCAACCCGATCCGGCGCACGGTCCCATAGATGCGCTGTGCGGCATCCACCGGCGTCTCTGGCTCCTTGAACGGGCCGATGCGCCCGCCTTTCCGACGGTCATTTGCTGCCATTGCAGAGTGCCTCCACGCGGTCTACCATCTCCCAGACCGAAAAGGCCGCTTCGTGATCCGGCGCATGCACGATCACCGGGCGCCCGAACCCCATGGCCTCGGGCCAGATGATCGACAGCGGGATCGGCGGCCAGACGGCGGCGCCGAAGCGCTCCCGAAGCTGAGCCAGGTTCTCGCGGTGCTCCAGCGTCGTCAGGCGGCACTTGTTGGGGATGATCCCGGCGACCCGCAGGTCCTTGCCGTGCATGGCGCGGACCGCCTGCACCCGCTTGATCGACTCGTGCAGCCCGTCCAGGCCAAGCACTTCGAGCTCGGTGGGGCAGATCAGGTAATCCGCGGCCAGGAACACCGCGCTGTGAAGCAAGGACGGCGCGGGCGAGGTGTCGATCAGGCACACGTCGAACAGATCCGCGACTTCGGCGAGTCGCTTGGCGAGCAGCCAGGCGTCGTCAATGTTCAGCGCGATCGTCCGCGTCTCGACGTTCGAGCCGAGCAGGTGCAGATTGCTCAGGCCCAGGCTGCCGTAGCGCTCCGGATCCACCGGAATCGCCACGTCGAGCCACTTCGCGCCGCGCACCATCAGGTCATACAACCCCGCGAACTTCTCGTAGCCGAAGGCGATGGTCGCGTGACCCTGCTCATCGGAGTCGATCAGCAGAACCCGCTTGCCCCGCACGGCGAGGCCTGCCGCCAGGTTGACGAAAGCTGTCGTGCGACCGCTCCCGCCTTTTTCGTTAATTGCTGCGAATGTCAACATATGCTACACTCCTGTTCTCTGAGATGTTTGGGGCTGGCGACTTCCGCCTACGGGGCGGCCGCTGGCCCCACTTCGTTTAAGCGCACCGCGATCGGCACGCCGGCTATCCCACTCACCACCTGATCGAGCATCGTCTGCAGCCGTGCGAACGTCCGCACTGCATGCGGGCGCGGCTGCACCGTCAAAATCCCATCCTCGAAACGAACCGCTTTCGCGTCGCGAAGGTGGGCGTAGGTGTCCCGGTTCAGTTGCATCTGGAGCTGGCCGAGCGTCGCCTGCCAGATTTCACGGATCGTCAGGGTGCCGCCCGGCTTTTCATCCAGCCCGATGACCTCGACCGGAGCAGGCGGATCGAACGGCGGCTGCTCGGGCGGCAGCGGCGGCACGAGCTTGCGCGTGGCCAGCTTGACGTATTCCGGCGCGGGCTCCATGCCGCGCTTCAGCATCGACCGGAGCAGCGCCGCGGGCCGCGTGGTGGTTTCCGCCCTCGCATGCAGCACCAGCGCGATCGCCTCGGTCGGCGCGAACTGGTGCAGCGTCGCGTGCAGCTCCTGACCGAGCCCTTGCCCGTCCGTGACCTCGCCGAAGATTTCAAGCGCCCGGCTGTTCCAGCCGGCCCCCGGGCCCGGGTTCGTTCGTTCATTCCCAGATAGATCAGAATCAGAATCAACTAACTTACTAACTACAGGGGCTTCAACGCGCATTGAGTGCGCGTTTAGAGAAGGGTGCGCGCACTCAGTGCGCGTTGACATTCCGGGAACGCGCACTGAGTGCGCGTTGGGGAAGGGCGTGATCAGTCCCGTCGGAGCGCTCGACGCGTCCCTAAACGCGCGCTGAGTGCGCGTTATTAGAGAGCGAACGCGCATTGAGTGCGCGTTTAGAGAAGATTGGAGCTGATACCGGCGCGCCTTGTGCTCGGGATCGCCAACCGGCTCGATCATCCCGGCCGCGATCAGCGGGGCGATCAGGCGCTCGTGATTCGCGCGCGCCAACCCGAGCTCGTCGCCAAGCGACTTCCCCGTCCAGGCCTGCCGGGTCTGGCTGTCCTCGCCGATGTCTTCGAGCAGGCGCACCAGGGCGCGCAGCGCGCCCGCCGGTGCTTCGCGCAAGGCGGGTCCCACGGCCGCCAGCGCCGCGCGATCGATGATGAGCGCGCTCTGCATGATTTCGTGCAGACATTCAGCCTGCGCGGTACACAGCGCCGAGAGGCGCGCGTTCTCCGCCCTGAGCCGGGCGATCTCGATTCCCTCTACGGTTGTTGCGGATGCTTCCATGATTCCATCTTCCGCTACGGTGCGCGGTTCGCGCACTCGCTTAAATGGGCTTATGCTTGATCGCATCTCTGTGAGCTTTGCGGGAGAGGGACACGCTAAGGGGGAGTGTCGCTATGCAGCTTCAAGAAGCGCTGCGTCTCTATTTGCTCGTAGACCGGGCAGTCTCGACGCAGCAGACATACGAGCGGTTGCTCTCTCGGCTCGTGGCCGATATCGGGCCACGGCGCCACCTGGATCGCATCACCCCCGAAGACCTGGATGCCTACATCGCAGATCTTCGCGGCCAGCGCGTCAAGTACGCGGCCCATCCGACCCGGCCGATCGTGGAAGAACCCCTCGCATCGGCGACAATCGGTAAGTGGATTAAGACGGTCAAGGCGTTTTTTAACTGGTGCACCGAGCGCGAGCTGATCGATCGATCGCCAGCGCGCTACCTCTCGAACCGCCGCCCGCCCCGCGTAGGGCAGGGGAAGGCCGCGCGCGCGGAGGAAGTCTTCGAGGTGCTGGCAGCAGCGCGGTACAAGCCGCGCGATCGCGCGGTGGTCTGGCTGCTATCTTCACAGAGTATGCGATTGTTAAGGTGCACGACCGGCCGGGAGCTACCCCTCCCGGCTTACTTTTTTTGGGCGCGCGGGTTAGTCTCGCACGTTACGATTCGGCCCCAGCGCGGCGCGTGCGCGCAGCGTCTGAGAGGCGACCCACCAGCACACCCACCCGGCCACGAAGAAAGCCGTCGCCAGCGACCCGGCGGCGTTCTGCTGGATCGCGCTGGACTGTTGTTCGGAAAACAAATACCCGGCGCCGGTGGCAAAAGCAGCCAGCCCCGCGACGATCAGCATGGCGGCGACAGTCGAGTAAAGCGAGCGCATGACGACCTCCATTCATGAACGCAGTATTGTTTTTCACGATACTTGACATTACGATCGTGCGCAACTGCTGTAACGCTATAAGTAGCAAAAGTTTCGTAAAAAATTCGCGCGTGCTAGAGTCCGAGCGGCGGCTCGTGTCATGACCACGAGCGCGCCGGGCCGTCGCTCAGGTACACCCTAGGCGACGGCCGCTTGCTCCCCCTCCGGATCATCTCCAGTGTCGTACAAGTCATCGGGTGAGACGCCAAAGAAACGTGCGAGGCTGACGATCATCCCCCCGGACGGCTTGACTACCCGCGCGTTAGCGTATCGCTCGATCGTGTTCCAGCTATACCCGGTGGCCTTTGCGACGTCGTCGTATGTGACGCGCCTCCCCTCGGTAGCCGATTTCTGTAAGAGAAGTTTCTTAATGATTCCTGGCCTCAGTCGAAGTTCGCGGTTCATGTGCCGCACTCTCCTCTCCTGTGTACACCACACAATATAGCACCTGTTATCCCCCAACGTCAATGCCCTTTACCCCTTTCCTGCTTGACAATGCATGGAAAACTGCGTATCATATGAGGTGTAGCACATCATCCACGGTGTTCTTTAGTGCATTGTCCGATAATTGATGTGCCGTCCCGTAAGCTAAATAAAACGCTCGATATCATGCAGAAAGGAAGCCGCAATGCCCCCGAAATCGTCCAACGGCAAGACTGCTCCCCCCGTCCAGACCGCGCCGCCCGGGGTCACAACCGTGGATAAGCGCGACATTCCGCCGGTCCGCCTGGGGGTCACCGACTGGGAGCGTGTCTACAACGACCTGCTCCTGATGCTCGAAAAGACGCCCGCTCACCAGGCTCTTCAGATGACTTTTGAGACCGTGTCACGCGCGAACAATTGCATAGGCGCTCTCAACGGAAAGCTGAAGCGTGACAACCGGCTCGACCAGGTCGAGATCGTCCGACGCAAGGTCGATGACAAGTTTTGCGTCTATGTCAGTCGCGGCCCGAACTACGTGAAGAAAGCCGCCACGCGCAAGAACGGCAAAGCTGATGAGGCCGAAGTCTCAGACTTCGATTAGCGCGAAGTTCCGGCGCATTCCTCCCGTCCGCTTATCAGCCGACCGGGGACCGCGGAATTGACCAAGGGAGTTACGTCAGTCTCCCGCTCAAGGCGCACACCGCGGCGAGCCGTCCGACTCGCAACCGGATGCAGTTCCAAAGCGGCCCCGGCCCCGGCACACGTTACTTCGACCGCACTAATGTTAAGGAGACAAGGAGCTATGCCAGCAATCAAGTTGACGCATGATTTCAAGCTCGACCGGCCCGTTATCCTGGTCACCGGGATCTTCCTGACGAAGCCGCAGGTTGACGCGATCGACGGCGTCGCGCACTCCGAGTATCGCGGCAGCTCCGGCTGGCGCATCTATCCGGCGCGCTCGTGCGACAAGGAACTCGTCACCCAGACCGTGGAGAAGGCGCTCGGAGTGTTCCGCTCATGACCGAGAAAGCCCAAGCGGAACTCAACGCCCGCTTCATCCAGGGCGCGATCACCATCCGGGGCCGCTCCGATAACGGCGCCTGGCATCGGGCGATCGAAGTCGCCCGCCGGTTTGTCGCGTACGGCCTGTGGGACGGCGAGTCGCGCATCGAGTTTGACGCGTACGCGCTGCACGACAAGCTCTTCGGCGTCGCGCAAACGAGCCCGCTGGCCCTCGTCGAAGGGAAGGATTACCGCTTCCCCGACAAGCGCAACCCCGCCAAGCTCGGCCCGAACTGGCCGAACCTCATCACCCGCCGCACGTCGATCATCGACGGCCAGACGCGCTACGAGATCGCCTGGTCAGGGCCAGACGATGAGGCCATGGCGAGCCTCTACGTCCATCCCGACCGCGCTCGGATCGAGCTGGTGGGCGGCTCCGTGGTCGCAGATGGCGAGGGGGACTCTGCCCGCACCGCCTACCGCGCCGCCGATCGAGACCTGCGCCTCTTTCCGCAAGACCCCGCCGATCTGCTCCGTAAGGTTGCTTTTCGAGATGAGCAGGTCCGCCAGCGCGACGCGCTGATTGAAAGCCTGCGCGCCGAGATCGGACGCCTCCAGGATGAGCAGACCTCGCTTGTCCGCAACTTCAAGGACCTGCAGCGCCAGGCCGCGCATGACGCTGAGAACAGCAAGATCGTGATCAACCGGCTGAACCGGCTGCTGCAGGAAGAGCGGAAGCGCTGGACGCCGGACCCGGCCGAGGCGGTAGTTGTGGTCGTGCTCGATCACGAGGCCGACACCCAGACCGACGCCACGACGCAGATTGCCGATCTGCTGCTGTCCGGCTGGCGCGTGGAGCAGATGTCTTCGACCGCCACGCGAACGGTCGTCCTGATGGTCAACCCGAACGCCCGGTTTGCGCGGTCACGGCCGCGCCGCCCGGTAGAAGAGGCCGCCCAATGATTCGCAATGGCCCGGTCTACGTCTCGCATATCCTGCGCCCGCGCCGCGTGGACGAAGCAACCTTCTTCGCGCCGCTCCAGCGCGAGCGGGCAGGCTTTGTCGGCCGCTACGTGGGGCAGAGCATCATCACGCACACCATCTACCAGCCGCACACCGGCACGACCGTCCGTCGGCTCGTCCATCTGGTGGAGCATCCGGTCACCGGCCGCCTGCACAAGGTGCTGGCCGAGGACCTCACCCTTGTCGAGGAGCATGCACGATGAGCCGCGCCACGTCGATCGCAATGGCGACCCAACTCGATCGCGTCAATCGACGCCAACCGGAACAGCGCGCCGTCGATCTGGAGATGGCGAACGCGCGCCTGACCCACCGCCTGGAGTTGGCCCGCGAGCGCATCACGCAGCTAGAGGCCGAGGTCGCAGGCCTGCGCGCCACCCTGTCCGATCAGGCTGCCGCCTTCCTGCCGTCACCGAGCCGCGCCGCGCGCTTCCAGCGCCCGCTGCTTGACGACGAGCGTCCCACCACGACGCTGATGTATGCCGGCCGCCCTGCGACGACCGTCGCCCGGATCGCGCAGCACTACGCTGTGCACCCGAGCACCGTCACCCGGCATCTGCAATCCGGCAAGATCGCCGGTGAGCAGCTTCCCGGCTCCAACCGCTGGATCGTCTATCTCGACCGAAAGATCGGCCCGTTTCGACGTTAGTTAGAGGAGACAAAAGCAATGTCAGAACAGCAGAAACGTTTAAAGAACGGCACGATCGTGAAGAGTCTCCGCCCGCTGCGCTCTCCGCGCGCCGCCGCCGAGATCCCCGCTGGCTCTGTCGGGCTGGTTACGGGGCGCCATTACGAAGCGTGGCTCGAAGGTGATCCGCTCATCCGCGTCAACTTCGGCCCGTACGGTCTGAAGCTCGTGCATCCGGCAATGATCGAAGAGTTGAATGTGGTGATCGCTGGCCCCGACGTCGTCTCGCCGCCCGAGTCGCCCTTCCTGTGGGACGCCCTGGTGCGCCTGTCGGCGAAGCTGCAGGAACTCGAAGCCGAACTCGCGGCCCTGAAAAACGGAGCCGGCGCGAGCACCGCCCACGCCGACTCAAGCACCGGCTGCTAATCCCCTACCGTGTGACGTTCGCGCGGGGCGTGTTCGCATCACGCCCCGCCACCAACAAGGAGTAAGCCAATGCCTGATCAGACTCTACCCAACGACGAGCCGGATTGCCAGCCGTACCTCTACATTGACGGGCAGAACATCATCGTCCGCAACATCTGGGGAATGATCGGCTGCGTGTTCCCTTTCCTCCTGTTTTGGGGCGGCTTCTTCCTCTGCGGCCTGCTAGGGTGGTGAGCGCCATGCCCCGCCACCTGACCCGATGGATCAAGCGCTACCTGTACCGTCATGATTATGAACGGATGGCGCGCCTGGCCGCCGAGGGCAACTACCACGGCGCCGCGATCCTCGCCGACCTGCTTGGCGAGGTCGAGCTCAAACAGCGCTATATGACGCTGCACCGGACCTACATCATCATCGCTCAATCCACGCGCGTCGCGCGCACTCGTGCCGCACGCTTCTACCTTGAAGAGTCGATCCGCTTACGGAGAAGTTGACACCATGACGCAGACAGAAGCGACCCCTGCGGCCGTTCCCGAAATCAAGATTGATGACTGCACCTTTCGCTTTCCCTATCACCATCTCTTCCGTCCGCTGCTCGCGGCGGAATACGACGACCTGAAGGAAAGCATCCGCAAGCACGGCATCCAGAGTCCGGTCAAGGTCGTCGTGCAGGACGGCCCCGGCCTGGTGCTTGACGTGCTCGACGGCGAGCACCGCGTCCGTATTGCCGCTGAGCTCGGCATCCCGGCTATCGACATCAAGCGCGAGCATGTGGTGGGCGATCAGGCGGTGTACGACGAGCTCGCCCGCGAGCTGAACACCGCGCGCCGCCACCTGACCGTGGAAGAGCGCCGCGAGCAAGCCGTTGCGCTGCGCACCGAAGGGCAGAGTTACCGCAAGATCGGCGAGCGACTGGGCGTCGATGAGAAGACTATCCGTCTGGACGTCAAGGCAGCAGGTGCGGAATATTCCGCACCTGACACCGTGACCGGACGCGACGGCAAGACGTACCGCGCGACCGAGCCGGAGCCGACCGATGGGGAGATCGAGATCGCACGCGATCTTGTCTCCCATGCGCTGTCTTACTGGAAGCGCCCTGCGAACCGCGGCTACATCTATAACGCAGTGCAGCGCGACGAAGGCGGCGCAGGCACGACGAAGAAAGCCGTCGAGGCCGCGCTGTACCGAATGGTTCAGGCCGGTTCGGTGGTCGAGCTGAAGGACGACTACCAGCGGCCCGTCTACGCGCTGGCCGATAGTCCGGCGGCCCTGGGCCACCATAGTGACCTAGTCCGTAACTTTAAGGTGACGATCCTCAAACTCCTGGAACAAGGCCCGCGCACGGCCAGGCAGCTCCACGCGTCCTTGTGCCCTGACGCCAACGACAAGCCGCGTGTTGCGGCCCTGTCCCTCGCGCTCAAGACGCTGGTCAGCGAGCACCGGGCGAAGCAAGTGCGCGATCTGTACATCCTGAACCGCGAAGCGCCGCCCGCGTCCATTGACGACCTGCTCGATCAGCCGGTGGTCAAGTCTGCGCCGCCTCAGCACGAGCCGGAGCCGCCGTCGACCGTCGAAGAGTGGGACGCTGCGAACGGATTTGTCGAAGGGTCCGCGATCCCAGGCGCGCACAAGACTGGGAACGGCATGGATGTGCACTACAGCAGCGAGAGCCCCGAGTGGTACACCCCTGCCGACATCATTGAGCGCGTCGTCACCGCCATGACCGGGATTGACCTGGATCCCTGCAGCAACTCGCACGAGACGCCGCACGTCCCGGCCGCCATGCATTACACCAAAGAGGACGATGGACTCGCCCAGGAATGGGAGGGAAAGACGTTTTTAAACCCGCCCTATGGCCGCGAGATTGCGCAGTGGGTTGAGAAGCTGGTCAGCGAGCACAAGGCCGGGCGCGTGACGCAGGCGATCGCGCTCGTTCCGGCGCGCACGGACACAGCCTGGTTTGCAGCCATGCGCGACTTCCCGCGCTGCTTCATCACCGGCCGCCTGACGTTCATCAAGCCAGATGAGGGCGAGGCAGATCCGGCGCCGTTCCCCTCCTGCGCAATCTACATCGGAGATGAGATCGACCGCTTCGCCGCCGCCTTCGCGGATATCGGCGACATCTACGTGCGCTATCAAGCGCCGAAGGCGGAGGACGGTGGCGTACAGCTTTGATCGCCAGCTCGCGCAAGGCGAGCAGGGCGAGACGTTTCTCGACGGCTTCTTTCTACCGTGGTTCACCATTCGCCGGGCGACCCGCGAAGAGCAGCGCCAGGGTATCGATCGCTGGTTTGTCGACGCGCGCAAGCGGCGCCAGTCCATCGAGTACAAGACGGACAGCGCCGCCGGCCGCACCGGCAATGCCTTTGTCGAGACGGTGTCGGTGGACACCACCAACAAGCCAGGCTGGGCCTACAGCTCGCAGGCGGAGACGTTGATCTACTACATCCCTGACGATGGTCTGATCTATGTCATCCGCATGGCCCACCTGCGTCTCGTCTTGCCGGCGTGGGTGCGCAAGTATCCGACGCGCGCCGTTCCGAACGCCGGCTATCGCACGCATGGCCTGCTCGTGCCGTTGCACGAGTTCGAAGACCTGGCCGTCAAGGTGTTCAGCGTCTGAGGGACGCCCATCATGGAACACGAGATTATACTCAAGAAGGTGGACAAGCTGCGCCGCGCCGCGCTCCAGCGGCCGCCCGGCGAGATGTACGTGAAGGTCTATTGGCGAGATGTGCTCGACGTGTGCGATTTTGTCGAGCACGTCACCGGAACGCTCAGTAAGTGGTCTCGCCGCCTCAGTCGAAACGGGAAATAAGCAGATCAGGAATCGTGATGCTCACGGAACAACACCCTGAAACCAATGCGATCGTACCAGCCGGGGAGAACTGGTACGATCG